TGGTTTTATACCAACCTAAACAGGCTTTTAATCAATGTCGAATTTCGACATCAACTGCAAATCGCCAAGCACAATTTGTATCTCTTTCCCAGAGGCCACATGTGTATTTGTATCCTCAAAATTGTCAAGGTGGTGAAATTGTATTGCCCTATGTTAATAATAAAAATTGGATCAGAGTAAATTCTGCGACCGAATTTGATAACATGGGTGAGATAATAGTCACTGAGATAGTGAGATTACAAAATTGCAACAATGTGACTGGGCAATCTGTGAATGTTACAGTTTTTGCGTGGGCTGAAGATGTTAGACTCTGTGGTCCTACTGTCAATTTGGCCTTACAGTCAGACGAGTATGAAGGTCCTATTTCAGGTCCTGCATCTGCAGTGGCTAAACTTGGTGCAAAATTGAGAGATGTGCCTATAATTGGTAAATTTGCTACTGCTACCACCATTGGAGCTAGTGCCGTTGCAAATATTGCAAGACTGTTTGGCTTTACAAATGTACCAACTTTAGAATCACAGAAACCTCTAAAAAATGATCCATTTTATAATATATCAAGTTCAGACATTTCTACTTGTGTTGATAAATTAACACTTGATCCAAAGAATGAATTAACCATTGATCCACGTGTAGTTGGAATTAAACCTGTTGATGAGCTAGCTATTGCTAATATCGTCACCAGGGAGAGTTACATATATACAGCATTGTGGACTGATGCCAATGTTTACAATGATGTTATCATGCAAGCGCGAGTAACACCTCAGCACCTTCAATCATCTTTAGATGGTGGTGTTCGAGGATATTATCTTACTCCAATGGCTATGGTATCAGAAATGTTCTCTTATTGGAGAGGAGATATAATTTTTCGATTTAAAGTTATTGCCTCTCGTTATCATAAAGGGCGTCTCAGAATTTCTTGGGATCCAGATGGGAATTTGTATACTAATCCTGATTCAACCAATGTTGTGTTTACAAAAATTGTTGACATAGCGGATGAGCAGGATTTTGAGATCAGAATTCCTTATAATCAAGCAACTGCATTTTGCAAGCACGATCCATCCAATATTATATCAAATATTCGTGATGGGTCCGCTGCTTATACGCATAATTTATTGTTTGATAATGGTATCTTGAATGTTAGAGTGTATAATGATTTAACTGGTCCTCAAGCTGCAAACTCTGTTTCTCTTGCAATTTTTGTTAGAGGTGCAGAGAATTTGGAGTTTGCTTCCCCTCAAAATATAGAAAGAACTTGGTCCCATTTTGTTCCTCAATCAGAGGAATTACTTTATGGAACTGATTGTCCCAATGTTACTACGATTGAAGGAGTAGCACATGATACAGCCAATCTTCATTCTGTGTATATGGGAGAAGTCACTAAATCATTGCGACCTCTTATGAGGAGAACCTGTTATGTTTATTCTGCTATTGGAAGGCAGGATATCAATGGTGATAAACCCTTCCAACAAAATAAATGGTCGTTGCCCAAGAAAATACCTTATTATGGGTATGATCCAGCTGGGGTGTCAACGGCGCCTGGTGTAATCACACCGGGAACAAATTATCCAGCTAACTTTGCTTTTAACATTCCATTAACGTGGATAAGCAAGTGCTTTATAGGTACCAGAGGTAGTATTCTATATCGCGTAAATGTTAATCGCACCATACAGTCATCATGCATTACGATTTCTAGACAGAAACGTACGCATACTGGTATTGGTGCAACTCTAGATTATCTAGAACCCGGTGTAACTGACAACAAGCGGAGGTATTTTCAATATTATTTCCAGGAGAGTGGTGCAGCAGGATTAATCCTACAGAATGCACATACTCAAAATGGAATAAATTTTATGCTTCCTATGTATAGTTTATACCGTATGATATCAACTGATCCAAGGACAGTCTATGGAACTTTAGCTGATGATGATGACACGTCTACTGACTCAATGTTAGTGACAGTTTCATCTCGTCCGGCAACTCAAAGTTTCAATGTTGACTCTTCTACATCTATTGATATCTATGCTGCAGCAGGCACTGACTATTCAGTCTTTTTCTTCTTAAACGTCCCAACGATGTTTAAGTATGATATGCCTGTGCCAGCGGCATAAAACAACGTGGGGCCGTAGCCCCGGACTTTGGTTTTTTGTGAATCAACAGTCCTTTCGAGTACCAGGTGAGGGTATTCGGTGGCGTTGAAGCTTTTCCACTAATTAAAATATAATAGTGGGG